AGAATCAGTCCCTTCGAGGACTTCCCACTTTTAGCAGCGGCTCTGTCACTGCTGTTCGGTTTCTGCCCTCCAGGTTTCATAGGAGGGCGAGGAGGGCCGGAGCCACGTCCAGGATTGTGGGGCCCCACTTCTTTGCGAGGTTGATCCCCCAATCCAGACACTTCTCCGCTTCCTTTCTTTCCACCACCCCCATCACCATGAGCTCCTTTTCCTCCTTTTCCAGGAGGGGGAGCACGTTCACCAGAAACTTTCGAATCTCCTCCGGATTGGGCTTTTTCTTTCCCTTTTTTCTGGGGGGTTCCTTGTCTTTGGCGCTCTGCTTGGCGGGCTTCGGCGATGTGCCCGACGATTTGTCGGGCTTTGTCAGCGATTCTTGCGGCTTGCTCTCTGGCTTCTTGCCTTTCTTCGGCGGTTTGTCCGCTCGTTGTTGTTCCATTCATGTTCACAGACTGAATGACTTCATTTTTCTTCCTTCCTTCCTCCATGATGTGTTGAAAAAACGGCAACTCATCGAAAACTGAAGCTTCATGTCCTGTATAGAACTGTTCCACGGACCTAACACTTGGAACGCCCCGCTGTACTGCTGCCTGAATCGATGGATCAGGATTACGCAGAAGCGAGTGCAGGATAGTTCTGTACGCGAGAGACATGTTTGTGAACAACTCTTTGTGGGCAAAGGATAGAACGGTCAGCGTACCCAACTTACTTAGAAGGGCCGCATCATCGAGGGTATCGATATTATGAGAAAAAGCGTCTCGGAGTCTCGTCTCGTTGTACTTCGGAATCCACACATCACCATGGAGGTGGAATTCCCCGCCAAGAAACTTGTGAAAACTAAGCTCCTCCTTTGTGGCAGGTCCAGCGCGAAACTCACGGATCTCATATCCGAACTTCTCCTTCCAGAACTTCTCAGCCCACTCCTTGTCTAGTGCCAATGCACATTGATGGGGAGGCCACCCAATATGGTCATCGCCAAATATAGCAAAGGGCGTGCCATTCAACCAGGTGTAGACTGGTGCTCCGTTCTTCTTGGGGGTCCCATCGTGTTCGAGGAACCCTCCGTCACGCGCAGCACATAGGTACTTAAATGTGTGCGCATATGACCCACCCAGAATGTTATCCGGGGTTGTGTTGTTAGAACCACTGGGATTCATTTGAACCTCGATGATTGTCCCGTCCGGAAGGAGAACCTTCACTTTCTCCATATGCACTTTCTGGTGCATAGCCCACTCAAGTTCCTTCTCGGTGGCTCCGGCATGAGCAATTCCATTATTGCGGGCTTCATAGACTTCCTCCATCCAGGGGAACCTACGATCAAAGCCAACAACATCACACGAGTCAATGCCATACTCACTCAATGCCTTCTGGGCAAGAGAGTTGAATCCTCCAGAAAACGGATTGAATCCGTAATAGGACACCCAATGCATCTTGAATGCCTCATTCTGGTTTGA